CCGCTAGTGAAAAGCCTATAACCAAAAAAGAGGCGTGTGATATTTTAAATATCTCATATAACACAACACGCCTACAAAAAATTATTGAAGAATATGACGAAAGAAAAGAGTATACCAAAAAGCGTAAAGCGGGTTTGCGAGGCCGTCCAGCGTCTACTCAAGAGATCGCTGAAGCGTGCTCGAGCTTCCTCGGAGGAGATACTATTTCAGATATCTCAAAGCGGCTCTTCAGAAGTCCATCCTTTGTACGATCTATTCTTGAAAGAGTTGGAGTCCCGTCACGACCGAGCAACAAAGAAGAAAGACTGACTACACACTACTTTCCAGACGAGTGTGTGGCTGAAGACTTTAAAGAGGGAGAGATTGCATGGTCTGCACAGTATCATAGTACTGTAGTAGTAAAAGAATGTCTCACCGCTGAATACATCGCAGGTAAAAAAGGTATGGCACACGTAGACTACGAAAGTAAGTATGGCTGTCCTTGCTACGGTATTTATGTAGTACAAAAAGTAGACAGTGAAGATACTTACTTTTCAAGTGTACAATCTGGAGGTTTCAATGCGTATGCTCCGGCATATGAACTAGGAAAACTGACTCATTTGGAAAAATATGGAATAAATTTAGAGAGGATATAAAAAATATTTCTTGACATCTTGCTTATATTTTGGCATAATAGTTTTTCAAATATGAGAGGAAGCAAATGGGCGACCGATTTTACATGCAACAACTAGAAGCAACAGGTTTTGCACCTGGACTTAAAAACACTAAACCAAAAAGGAAACGAAAAATGGCTTGGGATGACGACAAAAAAGCACAAGCAGTAACAATGTACGAAGAAGCAGAACCAACTCCAGAGACCAGCATGGAGATTGTAAAAGATATTGCAGACGAATTAGACGAGTCACCTAACGGTGTTCGTATGATCTTAACCAAAGCTGGCGTTTATGTTAAGAAAACCCCTGCTGCTAAATCTAGCGGCAATACAACTACAGGAGGAGGCGGTACTCGTGTCTCTAAAGCAGCAGCAGCGGAAGCTCTCATTGCGGCTTTGGGTGATGCAGGCCAGGATGTTGACGAAGAGATTATCTCCAAGTTGACTGGTAAAGCCTCGCAATACTTTACTTCTATAATTACTAAAATTAACGAAGCGTAAGTACTTACCCCGCTAGATCTTTTTCTAGCGGGGTATTTTTGTATCTATAGAAACCACCTTGCAGTATGTAGATTCACAATAAAGATTGCTGAAATACTACCAAGGAGCTATAGTGAAAAAGCAAGAACTGGCACAATTAGTGCACAACTACGGAGACGCTGTCATTACTTACCGCAGTGAACACTCCAAAAAACTAAAGTATAATGTTTGTACTTTGGATTTTTCTACTCCCTATATTCAAAAGAAGAAGAATAGGGCAAAAGAGACTGAAGATACTCTCCTTTTCTTTTGCTGGGATACTGACTCATATCGTCTACTTAGGCCTGCAAACGTGTCTAGTGTAGTACCTTTGTCTTCAATTCTTAAGAATGAGAGGATATAATGGAACTACATCAAGCCCCGGAAGCATACTCTCGTGTCATTCACTATGATAAGGTTAAGGAAATACAGGTAAGGCTTACTATCAATACTTTTCGAGGTATAGAATATATACATCTACGAAAGTATTATATGGACTTTGATGAAGAGTGGAAACCCACGCCTGAGGGAGTAGCAATGCCCTTAGACTTAACTAATTCTAGAGAGCTTTTTATAGGCTTAACGGAGATACTGTCTCTGGCAGAATCAAAAGAGTTAATACAAGAACATTTTTCAGATTTAATAGACGATCTATATAAATAGTTCTTGACAATCTTCCTAAAGTTCCGTATAATATCTTTTCAAATTTAGGAAAAGTATATGCGAAAGTTTTTAGACAAAATGAGCGAGTTGTACTACGAGGGCACTCCTGCTATCTCTGATGCAGAGTTTGACCTCTTAGCTGACAAACACAACTACAGTAAAGTGGGCTACGTTGTTACAGATGCGATTTCGCACGCGTACCAAATGTACTCCTTGCAGAAGTGTTTCGATATTACGAAAGCTCCTCTTGACGTAAACTCTTGTGTCTCTAGTCCTAAATTGGATGGAGCAGCAGTCTCTTTGCTGTATGTAGACGGCAACCTTGAACTCGCCCTCACTCGTGGGGATGGTATTCAGGGTAGAGACATCACTGATAAAATGCGTATGCTAGTCCCTACGGAGATTAGAAATACTGGATTGATTCAGGTAACAGGGGAAGTTGTTGCCCCTAAAGAAATACCCAACGCTCGTAACTTTGCGGCAGGTGCTTTAGGCTTAAAGAGTTTGACTGAGTTTTCTACTCGGCCTCTCGTCTTTGTTGCCTATGATGCGTTGCCTCGACAAGCCTCTCACTATGAAGGGTCTATGACTCGTCTTAGAATGATGGGTTTGAGAGAAGTTACAACTTTTGACTGTTCACGCTACCCAACGGATGGCGTGGTCTACAGGTTGAAAGACTCAGTTGAATTTGAGCGCTTGGGTCATACTTCTAAACACCCCCGAGGTGCCTTTGCTCTGAAAGAACAGGCAGAGGGGGTGGAGACAACTCTTATTGATGTAGTGTGGCAGCTTGGTAAAAGTGGTGTTGTCAGTCCAGTAGCGATCCTAGATCCTATTGAAATTGGAGGCGCAACTGTATCAAGAGCTACTCTACACAATATTGAGTACATACGAGACCTAAACCTAGAGATAGGATGTCGAGTATCTGTCATAAGGTCGGGGGAGATAATTCCTAGGATCATTGGACGTGTTGAAAAATAGTTCTTGACAGAAACCTTAAAGTTCCGTATAATACTTATTCAATTTCAGAGGAATACAAATGACTAAAATCGAAGCTCCAACAAACTGCCCTAGCTGTAGTTCGGTGTTAGAAGAAGTCAATTATCTTCTGTATTGTAGAAATCCGCAATGCGGAGAAAAAGTTCTCAAACTCATCGAACACTTTGCTAAGACTCTGAAGATCAAAGGTCTCGGGCCTGCAACAGTAGCCAAGCTAGATATTGTCTCCCTAGAGGAACTTTACTCTTTGACTTGTGACGAAATTGCAGACCAGATCGGATCTGAAGTACTCGCGGTAAAGTTAGTAGATGAATTGAGACGTTCTCAAACTGCACCACTAAATGTATTATTACCTGCCTTCAGCATACCGTTGATAGGCAAGTCAGCCTCGGAAAAGCTTTCCAAAGTCTGCAATGATATTGAAGAAATAGACTACGAAATGTGCCGACAGGCCGGACTTGGTGATAAAGCAGCCACTAATTTATGTAAGTGGATAGACGAAGAGTTCTATCAGGTATCGCTGCTACCATTTAGTTTTAAGTTTGAAACAATAACACAACCAACCACAACCCACGGCACGGTTTGTATTAGTGGTAAACTTACCAGTTACAAAACTAAAGCCGAGGCTCATAACAAACTTCAAGAGCTTGGTTATGTGGTCAAGACAAGTTTGACAAAAGATGTCACAATTCTGGTAAACGAAAGCGGTATAGAATCCGCTAAAACAAAGAAAGCCAGAGACTCTGGCGTTCAAATCATAACTAACCTTTTAGAATTTATTGGAGAATAAATAACATGGCACTACCTAAGTGGACTGACGAGCGAACAACCGCTCTTACTGATTTTGTAGGTGATGAATCACCTGTATCCCAAGCTACTGTTGCAGAAGCAGCAGACCAGCTTGAAACCTCTACCCGTTCTATCTCTAGCAAACTGCGAAAGATGGGTCACGAAGTAGAACTGGCTTCTGCCAGCGCAACTCGAGCGTTTACCGATGCTCAAGAAGCAACCCTCTCTGCTTTTGTCTCTGACAACAGTGGTGAGTACACTTATGCTGAAATCGCAGGTCATTTCGAAGATGGCGCTTTTTCACCTAAGTCAATCCAAGGCAAGATTTTGTCTATGGAACTTACTGGACACGTTAAGCCTGCTCCTAAAGTTGAAGCTGTACGCACGTACTCTCCTTCTGAAGAAGAGACTTTCGTTTCTATGGTACAAGACGGTGCTTTCGTAGAAGCTATTGCTTCTGCCTTGGATCGTTCTGTAAACTCTGTACGCGGTAAGGCTCTTAGCCTTCTTCGTTCTGGAGACATTGACGCTATTCCTCGTCAAGAGACTACCAAAGGCGCATCTAAAGAAGATCCTTTAGCTGAGCTAACTGATATTGGTAGCATGGGTGTTGAAGATATCGCTGAAGCGATTGGCAAAACTGCTCGTGGCGTCAAGACTATGCTAACTCGTCGTGGCCTTTCAGCCGCTGACTATGACGGCGCTTCTAAGAAAGAGAAAGCATCTGCTTAATCTGTCTTAGTTTTTAAAGGCAGGCTCTACGGGGTCTGCCTTCATCTTTAATTTCGGGGGAAATTTTTTTGAACATCGCAAGTGCGTTGATAAAGCAAGTGCTCGCGCTCCAAGACTTTCAGACTTGGAGTGTTACGCATAAGCATTATTTGCCCAGTGAGTATCATAGCCTGTATAAGGTTATCGATAAGCACTGCGAAGATTTTCATAAAATGCCCACGATTGAAGATTTAAAGTTTGAGATTCGGGACTCAGGTACTCGTGAAAAGCTATACGCTATTGAAGCAGTCGAGGTCGATGCAGACCCTCATATGCTTCTCGAGTATCTGAAGAACGAATACACTCAAAAAGAAATTCTGGACTCGCTAGAAGATTATGTAGAGAACTCTGTTGCATTCGAGAATGCTCAGGAATCTGTAAATCATCTTCACCAAATCGTACTCGATGTCGAAGACAAGGTTGATTTGGAAGATCCGCAGGAAAGTATGCAACGTATTGAACTGTTCGAGCCAGAAGAAGATTTAGCTAAGTACATGAAACTCGGACTCAATGAAGAGTATGATTACGAAATACAGTTCTCCCCCCGAGATCTTGTTATGGTTGGTGGTCGCCGAGGTGCTGGTAAATCTGTTATCTGTGCAAACATTGCTAACGCAGTGTACGCCAGTGGTAAGTCGGCTATGTATTTCACTATTGAAATGGATAGCCGGTCTATACTACAAAGATGCTGTTCCATCGCTACCGAAGTTCCCTTTGCTCGTCTACGTACTCAGAACCTGAGTATTACCGAGTGGGAGAAAGTAGCAACTTGGTGGGCAGCTCGTTATGTTGATGGGCAAGACCGTTTGAAGGAATATAATACACATCGTGACTTTAATAAGTTGCACACATCACTAAAGACACAGCATGAGCTTCTCCCGACTCAGCAGCTGGACGTAGTGTATGATCCTGCACTTACTCTCTCCAAGATCCGTGCCGAGCTTGACAAAAAAGTCAAACCTCTGGGTGTTGGTGTCATTATTGTAGATTATATTAATCAGGTAAAGCGGTCGAGTCTTCCCTCTCGTGGAGGGCAGTATGACTGGACAGAACAGATTGAAGTAAGTAAGGCTTTGAAGTCTATGGCACAAGAGTATGATTGTACAGTATTTTCACCCTATCAAACAGACGCAAGTGGTGAAGCACGATTCGCTAAAGGTATTCTTGATGCGGCAGATGCTGCATACACACTAGAAACCTGGGATCACGAAGATGCGTGTATTACACTAAACTGTGTAAAGATGCGATCAGCTTCCATGAAGTCATTCACTTCAGCAGTAGATTGGGATAGCCTAAAGATTGGCCCTGAATCTGCTATGACTCCTAAAGAGAAAGAAGATTCTTCGCACAAAACCGGCGAAGAAATTAATGATCTTTAAAAATATTTCTTGACATCTTACCTTCTTTTGCGTATAATATACGGATACTTTAAAGGAGAGAAAGCATATGGCACTTACATTCGGTAGTTTACGACATACTACGTCTGGTAGAAAGCGTAAGCCTTTGCCCAAAGCAAAGCGATACACGCCAAAGTTTGAAGAACTAGAAACAAAGAAAGTATACAGGAGAGAGACTCCTTATTATCCCTCCGCGCAGGCAAAAGATGTATATAAGCCTGCCCCAGACACTTCTTATAAAGTAGAAGAGTCTAAGAATTTTACGATTGCACCTGCCTATAACAAGGGTGCATATCAAGTTATTAATCGAAGTAACATAAAGGACATTGGTCGGTGACAGTAGAAGAACTATTAACTTCTAGACAAGTATATTTTATACCCAAAGGCGGAGACTGCTTAGTTAGCTGTCTTAGCCCTGATCATGCAGATCGTAACCCCAGTATGCGTATTGATCGCATTACAGGAATATTTCAGTGTTTCTCTTGTGGATTCAAGGGAAACATTTTCACCCATTTCGGGGAGAAGGCAAACCACTTACAAGTAAGACGAGAATTACTCAAAAAAAATATTAGAGAGAAAAGGTCTGAAAGTGTCGGTTTGTCTTTTCCTCGGAATCTTTCCAACTATGCAGGTAACTGGAGAGATATTAAACCCGAGACGTATAAAAGATTTGAAGCGTTTCAACACCATGACCCTGATTACATTGGTCGTATTGTATTTCCAGTACGAGATATATCAGGGCGTATCGTAGCATTCAACGGTCGTCATACTACAGGCGGAACGCCTAAGTATATGATCTCGCCTGCGGGTGCGAAGATGCCGTTGTTCCCTGTAGTAGAGCCGATACAAGGTTCTGTTATTCTAGTAGAAGGTATATTTGATATGATAAACCTTCACGACAAGGGTCTTACCAATGCAGTTTGCTGCTTTGGTACAAAGAATATTAACGAAGATAAACTTAGTATGCTTTCTATACAAGGTGTAGAAGAGATAGTAGTATTCTTCGATGGAGATGATGCGGGACAGAATGCCGCAAAAGATGTAAAAGAAATGGTTGAACGAGTGGGTTTGACCTCAAGAAATGTAAGTCTTTCGGGTAGAGATCCCGGAGCCTTGCCCCTACAAACTGTACAAAAACTAAAGAGTAAGATATATGCCTAAAGTTGCATTAGTAGAAACTAAACCAAGTAGAACAAATTTTAAGAAAGAATTTGATGATGAGTTTGAGTTTGACCAGTTCCAACTGTGTTCAGACCCAGGCATCAAGAAAGTACTGAAGCGAGACTGCGACATTGATATGAATCCAGACGAATACGATTGGATAATTCTTGTCGGTAGTGATGCGCTCAAGTATTTCACTCCCATAAACTCAATCACAGAATATTCTGGTAAGAAAGTAGAAGAAAAGTTCTT